CTCAAACTGGTCACAGATTCTTTCTGCCCGACCTTTAACCTGACGAAACCATTTCGAATCACGCGCCTCGATTGCCATTTGTTTATAATCCTGAGCAAGAACGGCTTTTTTTAATTTTTTAAATTTAGACAATCTTCGAAAACCCAAATTAAACAACATATTAGCAAGCCCTCTTTGAGCGGGTTCTTTTAACTGATCAAAATTAACGTAAAGAACTTTAATTTCTCGCAGAACAGTATCTAAGTCATCTCCGAACCAAGCATCGACACGCTCTTTCGGTATCTTAGTACCTACTTCTAATTTAAATTCTGGTTCACTTTGTCGGATCATATGACCGCATCCAGCGGTCTTTAAAGGAGGATCAGCCGTATCAAGATAAATTTCGTAAACGACACCTTCGTCTCTGTGTAAATCTGAAGTAAGTTTCTTAATATCCATTATTTCCTCCCTACGGCAAAATAAGCAATCACCAGACCGCTCAAGGCTAAATACTGTGTCATTAGTATAGACTCCGCCGCCGCCATTCTCTGGGGGTCTACGAGCGTTATAAGGGTAGTAAGCATCATCATGCCTAGAGCCGACCAACACATCCATCGTCGGTTCTTCTGATAACTTTCTTTGTCAGGTAACATGTTCATTTCTTCTTGTGTCATTTATCAACTCCCTTTTTTAATAAACTTAGATACGCCACGAATTCCAAAAGAAGCTGATATTGAAATAAACATTGCGTAAGTGAACCAGTCGGGGCATTTCTCCAGAGCAATGAAACCTTGTTCAATATAAGGCTGGGAGAAAGGGATAAAATTTGCCAGTAGAATTCCAATAAAGCATAAAGTCCACGCCTCGTCCTTCCAACTGTCACCAGAGTTCTGAGCCATAACCTTTTCCCATTCAGCCGTAGATGTTGCCGAACTGACGAGAACTTTAGCTTCCGCTTCTGCTTTAGCTTTTGCGACTACGGCTTTATTCCTTGCCACCTCTTGCTTACCTTCGAGATAGGTTGTGGCTAATCCGCCTACGCTTCCTAGTATTGTTGTAATAGCATTAAACATTACTTTATGCCGCCCTCTTAATTTGGTTGATTACACCACTTACAGTTTTTGCTACTCGGTTCCTTTGACCAATCAAAACTTTGAGGCGTTTTTGCTTCTCAATTCCTGACTGGTCAGAAGACCTTACAAGTCGTATCTGTTCATTAATTTTTCGTAGGTTTTCATTAATGGCTAAAAGACGTTTTCTCTGCGATAATTTAGCTCTATTATCTTCAATTAACTCGACGGCTTTTTCGACTTCACCAGACTTTCTGTAGCGGTTAACTGTTGCATAAATGCGATCAACTTCACTTTTTAATTCATAAAAGTCATTTATATGCCGATTTGATGGATCAACTTCGGGCTTCACAAACCTTCCGAAACCAAGTGCTTCTGTGACCTTTCCAGCTAAACTGTCGCCAAATACTCCCGTTGGTCTCTCAGGAATTGCACCACTCTCAGCTAAACCAACATCCATCGCCGTGAGGGTATATGATCCTAATGTGCCAAGGTATCCCTCAATAAGTTGCCCTATTTGATTAGGCGAAAGTGTTTCTTGAGACAGCTCTGACATTTTTTGACTTACTGCGGGCGTAGTTGGGCCTGTTCTAGCGGATGGATTATACCTCAATTGAGCCGCAGAATCGAGTTGTCGTCCTGTGAAAAAATCGTAATTAGCGGCGACTTCGATCAACGGTCTTGCGGCTTGTGGTATAGGATTAAACGAGAACGTATTTAAGAACGTATGAGCTACTCCGCTACTAACAATGTCGCCATCTTTCTGGCGGATGCTGTCTAAAATTAATTCTGGTAGCGTTGTAAATATCGCACCAACTTCAAACGCTCTTGGAATAAGAATGGTTTTATTTCCAAGGACATCTCCAAGCCCGATCTGATCTGGATAAATAATATGATAAGCTAATTTTCTGTGTTCAGCTTCATCTTCCCATCGATCATCTTGAGACATAAGCGAATAGAGAGCAAGGTTAGCTCCCATTAACATTAATCCCTTTTTAATTGTGTTGGCTCTGTTAGCTTCCTTGCCTGTAGTTAGGGGTTCAAAGGTTCGGTAAAGACCTTGAATACGAGCGTTCAAGAACGGAACCAATGGAACAAGAGACGACACTGCGCTTCCTAACGGCGTGACGTTAGCTCCTCTACGATTAAAGTTTATGAGGTTAAGAGCCTCAAAAGCCGCATCTCCTTTGGACATTCCATCAGCAACAAGCGTCCTCATTATTGCTTCTCTTGTTGCAAGCTCAGATGCTTCACCCAGTTTGGTCAAGCCATTCCACATTTTGCTAACTACGTCAGCCGCCGCTCTTGGTGTGGCTATTAGATTATATTCTTTATTTCGTAAACGTAGGTCTCTTAGAAACTTTTGTGATGAGTTTCGACTATCTTCTCCCATTGCATATCCGCCAACACCCGCAATGAGTTTTAGTTCTTGAACAAGTTCAGTGTTTTTAAGAGCGTTTTTGAATCCTCTTGCACTGTCGAGACCCGGAGTGAGTGGAGCATCCACAGTAACGATACCAGCCATATCGCCTCGTATTAAGTTAGCAATCATAAATGGGGGTGCGTGGGTAATACCTTCCCTAAATATCCTAGCCAGTCCCTCCATTGCTTTGAAGATACCTTTTGTTTGTCTTGGGGTCATACTCGTAAGAGCAAGGTATAGCTGTGGGTCTCCAGTAATCTCAAAAAAGACATCTTTTCCATTGTCTTTAAACCTAACAACCTTGCCAGACGTTGCTTGTTTTTGGCTTTTTAAATATCGACCTTCTCCAGTTTGCTCCATCAATTGTGCGGCTTTTTGCATTGCTACATTCTTCAGCCCACTGTCCAAATACGCCTGAGCATTTCTTATAGAATTCTCAACAAGGTCTCCAATTTTACCTTGGCCTCCAGTGTATTCCTTGATTGTCTTTTTTGGATTGTTGAATACTTCAGTTGTGTTTGGTCCTTTGGGTTGCTTAAATACCACACCATCACCGCTGTAGAGTTCATCTTCAATAGCTCGATAAAAAGGAATATAATCATACTTTTCTAAATTTTGACGTTCTTGATCAGATATCATTCCCGACTGCACAAGGAATTTAAGTAACCCACGATTGTAGACTTGATACTCATCAAAGACTTGTTTGAAGAGGTCTGTTTCTAAAGCCATGCCTTGGTTAATTTGATCTTGAGTTATAAACTTTTCTTTATCGCCAAGAACCTTCGCTCTTCTAGCCGCCGCATAAGCTCTGAATTTAAAATATTCAGCTTGGTTTCCTACCTTCCTTATAATCTCTAGAAGGCCGTCTCTTCCATCAACGAGTTTTAATGTACCGTCACTGTCCAATTCGGGTGCGCCATACTTTAAAACCATTTCAGTTCGACCAGCTCTGTTCATAGCCATCGACATAAATTTATAAACTCCGTCAGAGAAGTTCATAACCTTACCAGTTTTCTTTATTTCAAGTTCTTTAAATGGGGAGAGACTATCAATAAATTCGGTTGTAAAACCTTTAACCAAATTTAGAGGCTTTCTAACTTTGTTTAGCCAACCATTAATTGACTGGTCAGAAGGGTCTAAGAAAACCTCTGCGAGCGGGATGCTCTGTCTAGATGAGAGTTGAAGCTCTGTTTGAGGGTCTTGTTGAACAGCATCTGGCTTATATTGAACGACTGATGGGGATATTGCCTTGGGAGCTTCGCTTTCATTCCAATACTGAACATCTCCTTTAACGTAAACTTTCCCACCATAATGAACCGCCTCACCAGTAAAAGACCTAACACCAAAACCATCAGCATCTGTAAAAAGATGTGTTTTAAATGGATTGAAACCAAGAACGTGGGTTGGATTGTCCATAATATCAAGCATAGCTTCTTCTGATATTTGATTTATTTCCCCATACGTTCCAGCCATTGGGCTTTTAGAGGCTTGCTTTGTAGCTATCTTTTCTCGTTCACTTTGAACAACATTTAGTTCAGCAACTCCATTTACAGGAGAACGAACTGATCCTATTTTGTCATATCCAAGAGGAGTTCCGTAAGGACTAGCGGTAAGTTCGCCAGAACCTTTTATGTTTGCCTTGTGAACCGTTTGTGTAAGGGTAGGGGGTCCGCCCTCACTTAGTATAAACCCGTTAAGATTAGGTCTAAGCATAACCATAGTTCCGTCTGGAACTTCTCTGTTTTTAAATAACTTTGGTTTTATTCTCGCATTATCAGTAGATTTCTGGAAACCACCACCTTGCTTTGCTCTCATAAATGTGGCGTTAGCCATTATGTCGTCAGATATTACACTTGCCCGACCAGAGTACTGGGTGTCAAAGGCTTGTTCTAGTCCTCCTTGACCTCTATCCCTTGTTGCTTGAAACCTTTCATTAAGTTTTCGAATATTTGCTCTTCGCTCATCGTGGGCTTTACGGTTGTAAGTACCACTTTCTCTGAGTTTTTGGAGTCCTTCTTTGGTGTTGATTTCATTAAATTCTCCTAAATCGAAAATTGCAATTTGGTTTGAAGCGTCTGCTATGTATAACGCATCTTGCAGTGTGTCCGCAACCATTGTTGCATCGATGTAAAACTTATTGTTTTCTGTATTAAGCCAACCACCAGCATATAATTTTTGGGAAGATATGTTAGATAATTGTCTTAGTGTTCTGGCAAGCTGACGAACAGTCGAAACTTTAAGGTCTTTGTAATCAATGATCATTTCAGCCGCTTTGACTGGAGCGACAGCAAACCCTTTATCTGGGGACGTTATTGTATCTGGATCAACCGTAAATCCATCAGGATTATTTTTAATAAAATCATAAAGACGAGTTTCTGTTGTTGGAAGTTGAGGAGCTTGTTGAAACCCTAGGAGCGGTCCTCTTCCTGAGAATTGCTGTCCCTCTTCGCTAGGTATGCTCTCATCTCTCTCACTAATTGACTCATCTCTTGTCTGTCCAAGTTCTGGATCAGCGAGTCTCCCTCGCTCTGAATTGGGGAGTGCTTCAATGATTCTGCCATCTTCTATTCCTTTTTTCTGAGCGATAGCAATCGCTCCATCTAAGTAATCATTTGCCTCTCCTTGACCTTTACGAACATTAAGAGAAGCCCAGAGACGTTTTTCAGCGTACCACATAAGGGCTTGAATATCAGCCATCGTGATGGAGTCTCCGTTTATCTCCATCAGACTTGTTGCCCGTGAAATGACATCCCTCATGAATGATCTGTCCGCTCCAGACCGTGGAGCTTCTTGAGGCATTCTATTATTTGTATTCATAACTAAAGCACCAGCGGCTTTAAATAACTCAGTTTTCTTTGCTGGCCTATTGCTTGCTTTACCTTTTCCGTATTCACGTTGCATTACTTTATCCAAAGCAGTAGCAACTTCTATCCCTGTTTTTTCGTTTACGACATCAATATTAAACTCAGTAAAGGCTTTATCCATCATCTCTTTTTCAAAGCCAGTTAAATTTTCATTTTCTATAGCCTTAATTAAACGAGAAATATTTTTTTCTATTAGCGCATCTGATTTTGGAGGGACATATGGTCTCCCAGAAAGTCTATTGAAAAACCGCATAAACCATCGATCCATTGTTAAGGCATCAAAATTTCCTCTTACATTTTGATAAAACCCAGCCCCAATTTTTGGACCCATAATATAAGAGACATTAAGAACGGTATTTACACTCTCTTTGCTATCAACAATTGACTCAGAAACTTTACCCTGCGAAATAAGATCGAGAATTATGGGGAGTTTCCTCATTTCAGCAACGGTCATTTTCTGATTCATAAATGCAGAAATTTGATCATCATTCATGTTTTGATTTTCTTTCATAGCATTATATAATGTAAATGCTGGAGACATTGCTGATCCTTGAGAGCCAGAGCCTGATTCAGAAAACAACCCTGTTTCTCTCCAATATTCATATTGCCCTATTGCTAATTCAAAATTAGGAATAACAGCAACTCCGTTAGAAGTTACGGATAATGCATAATCAAATGCGTGTTCATGATCTGAGTCGGTCTTGATCTCAGGGTACATCAGGCCCAGCACATCCTTAGACATTTTTAGAATTTTATCGTACCATCCTATTGCACTAGGATCGGTTAGAAGTGCCGCCTCAGCTTCAGCGGCTATTAATTTAGAAAGAGCCTGTGCAGTTTCCTCATCTTGTTTTGGAAAAACAAATCCTCCACGGTCCGCTTGAAGAGTATCTATTGCATCTTCCTTTGACATAAAAACTTTGTCACCATTTTTCTTTCGAGGAGAGTCATCTACAAATGACCCGTCAGAAGTTATGCGGTCAAGGATTGTAAGTTTTCGCTGCTCTGGAGTTAGGCTATCTATTATTGGGCCACGAACACTGTATTGTAGTTTTGGATTGAGAGCTTGCCTTGGAGTGGCATATCGTTTTTTAGCCGCAGAAATAGACTCTGAAAGCCTATCCATTCTATATCTAAATATGTCTTCTTTGCTTGCTTTGTTTGTGGCAATATCTTTACCACCATCGTTAAGAGCCATAGCTGTTATAATGTTGTAGACATTTGCGTCTCTTGGGCTTTGCTCTATTATAACTTGCCCTTGTTTTTTATAATTTGGACCTTTGTACTCAACCGCATATCTTGAAGAAGAAACTTTTCTCGCTTTTCCATTTGTAAGGACTTCTTGAAGGAATGGGATGAAACTATTGTGAGGAGTATTCTGTTTAACATCTGTGACATGATTTTTAGCATGGTTCATTCCATGACCAGCACGTTTGTCAAGCATAGCATCGTAGTAGTCATGCCCATATAGCATCTGAACTGCTTTTTTCTTTTCGCCTTTTTCTAAGGTCACCCGTGCTAAAGTTTTAGAATTAATTGGCTCAGGCCATAAGACAGTCTGGCGTTCATTATCTGGGGCTACAGATTGTTTTGTTTTTGTCCTATCCGTAAACCAATGAGGAGCTGTTCTTCCTGAGTATTGTGTAGCTGTTTCCTCTCCATGCGTTTGTTCTGGAGAAAGAAAATTAATTGATTGGTTGCCCTGATCAAAGGACTGAGCCGCCGCACCAGTAGAGGCAGAATTATAAACATCTTGGGCTGATCTAAAGCCCATACCTCTAACGCTGTTACCCATACGCTCGATGAATTGACTGAGAAAACGAAAGTATCTTGCTAGTCCTCCCGCCATGACAGGAGCCTTACCATCTCTACGAGCCGCATCATAAACCTCAAAAGCATGTGCTTGCAGTTCACTTCCGGGCATCATAACTGTCCCGTCCGCTTGTTTGTAAGAAGGGGAATTCATGATTTCTTGATCCGCTTGTGGGGATAAGCGTTTCATCCATTTTCTTACTGGAGAGTTTGCGTAATTAACTTTTTCAGTTGCCTTACCAAAAGTTTTTGCAAGGATGCCTGACGCACCTTTGTCGTTCTGAGAATAAAAGTCTTGAAGAACGTGGAATGCTTCATGGGTAGCTGTTTCAATAAAGCGTTTTGCGTTATTAACTTGGCCTTTTTCTGTAGCCTGATAGGAGAGGGTGATGAGATCGGCGGCTCCGTCGATGCCTCTTTGTCGAAATCCCGCCTGTCCTCCTTGCAAAGATTGAACAAACCTTAATTGAGTGTCAAAAGACTTTGGCAGTATTTCGCTTATAATTTCTGATGCCTTGAAAGCTATAGATGCTTGACCAACACTAACATCGTTATCGTTAATTTCTTTTCGAATAGCTTCAGATGCACGAAAACCAGCCGTGCCTTTTTGAGCTAGAGCATCTAGTCTCTCGTTTAATGATTTTTGAGCCGCTACAAATTGCTCGGACTCCCTTAATGGTGGAGTTTCTACAACTTCTGTTTCGGTTGACTTGTCAGTTCTTGATGCTCCACCTCTTCCAGAAAACTGTGCTTTGTATGGAATATCAAGTAAGGTATATTTGGCTGTTTCGGCAATATTTTTGGCTTCTTTAACAGGAGCGTCAATGTTACGAGCATTTGCCAACATGCCTTCTTGACCGACATCAGCATCCTTGTAAGCGTCAACATTCTCTCTCTGCTTTTTTCTTAATTTCTTAGGCTTACCCTTGTAACCTAATACTGGTTCAATAACCTCGTTGTTTAATTGATTAAGAAGTGTGTACCTTTTAGGTTGCTTTTGGTTTTTTATCCAATCGGTTGCTTCTCTTTCAGATGTAAAATTTTGTAATGGTTTAGCATTACCAGCCTCTTGTTGTCTTCGATCAACAACTCCAATGACTGGCTCTTTATACACGATGGGTTGAACATCTACTATTTTGTTGTCTTGTTGCTCTCCAACAACGCCTGTTTTTTGAAAGTCATAAAGATTTAGGTTATCTTCCTTTTCTGCCAGTGTCCTTAAACCACCCGCACTAGAGCCTAAACCAAGTTCTTCTTCGCGCTGATCCAGCCGTTCTTGTGGTGTGGCTCTTTTAACTGGTTCTGGTTCTGGCTGAAAAGTTAACTGCTTTGGTGCTTCTTCATCTAACCCGCCAGCTTCTTTAACTGTCCTAATGTCGTCTTGGATTTTTGCATCATCCTCAGCAAGTTTTCTTTTCTTTTGTGCTTGAGGAGATTCTCCAGTAATAGCATCCATTGTTCCCGTGAATGTACCACCACCGACACTACCTTTAATTGTAGAGTTAATAAGCTGTTCAAGATTTTCCCCTTGGAATATCTCTTCTAGTGGTTGCTCATTAATATATTGAATAGCCATCTGTTGGCTCAGGTCTTGTGCGCCCTCCGTAGCTCCTTCAATTGCCGAACCTTTCGTAGCTCCAATTCCAAAGCGTTTTGCGATATGTCGAGCAACTTGCTCTCTACCTTCTTTCGTAAGTTTACTTGCTATCCCCACAGGAAGAATACTATCCAGAGCCGCATTGAAACTTCCAACGAGAAGTCCAGCCGCTAAGTTTGGGTCTCCTGTTTGTTGGCTAATGTTCTGATAGGCTTCTGGAATAGTTTGAATTCCAGAACCACCGAAAGCCCCAAGCATTGTTGCCGCCGCTGTTTTTCCAATAAGGTTTCTAGCAAGACCGACACCAGTTAACGACGTGGCTATTGATGGAATAAACTCACCAATAGTTTCAGCCCCATATTTAAGAGCGTCTCCTACATTTTCAACATCTGTGTAAGAGCTAAATTGTGTTGGATTGGCTTCTTGATTAGCTCTCATTTTTTCTTGGTATTCAGCAATCTGACGATCTCTATAATCGTCTGCACCAATAGCATGTCCAGCCATAGCTGGAATGAGGTCTACGGTGCTTGCATAGAGGTTAGACATACCTCTTTTGAAGCCACCAATCCCAGACTCCATAATCCCTTGCTCGTCTTTGAGCTTTCTTTCGTATTTGGAGTTAATATCTTCAACCGTAAGATTGGGATGAAATTTCTTTCGATAGCCTTCAAGCAAATCTTCATCACTAATTCCACTATACATTGGGAATTGTTTTCTTAGATCATTAACAAGTTGCATTAGATATTTCCAAGGAGGTTCATGGGATCAGGCGTAGGACCAGAAGCTGAAGGGGTCATCCCTCCAAGTCTTTGCAGTTCAGCAACAATATTTGTTATATCATTTTGCAGTTGTGGAAGTTTTGCTCGGTCATACATTGGATCAGCGGCTTGCTCTTGTAAGACTTCTAAAGCGTCAGTCAGACTAGTAATTCTGTTTCTTCGTGCAACGTTGTCTGACTCAATTCTATCCTGAGCTATCCTATCTATTAGGATTTTTTCGTTGGCTTTATTTGATCTCAAGTTCTCTGCAAGTTGAGCTGCGTCATTGCCAGCTCTTTGATTAGCAATTGCCGCGTCAAGCCTTAAACCTCTCACCTTCAGCTCTCTAATTGCACTAGCATCATTTCGATCTGCCATGAACTTGATCATGTCCATTTCATTCTGTCTTCTAGCTAATTCAAACTCGACACCAAGTTGCGCCCTTTTGATAAACATGGCACGATCTTCATCTTTCATGCCTTGCATGGATTTCATTGTTTCATCCATAGCTTGACCAGCCGCCGCTAAAAATCCCGGCCTGTCAGATGAGGCTACCTTTGCCCCAAATTCTGCTACCAACTGAAAGAACCGTTGTGATGCGGTTGCTTGAGGCTTCATTGCATCCATTAAGCTCTGTTGAAGGCTTTGAAGTTTTTCGTCATTAAGTTTAAATTGCTTTGCTTCTGGAGCGTCTGGAGAGTCAGAATTTCCAATAGTGATAATATTATCTAAAATACTTTCTATTTCTGGGGACTTGTTCTTTGTCACAAGCGTATTGTCTGACTGACTTGTTATTCCAGCTTCTTTTTCGTAACTACTTGGAATTATTTTTGCTTTTTTTGCCTCTCGTTCAATTGACGAAATTCTCATGGCACTATTCATGGGCGACTCGTGAGAAAGCTCATCAGGTAACGGTGGAGTTTCTGACACAAATGAGTTTAACGTGGCATTATCTGGAGTAGGCCTTGATAGAGGGGGAGGTGGTATTTCAGTCCTTCTTTTCCTCAAGTTATTAGCATTTGGATTGATGAATTTATCGAAAAAGTTTGTTGCGGTAGTATTACGATTGTCTTTTCGATCACCTCTAGAAACAGACGAATTAACAGATGGGGGGAGGAAGCCTTCCTCTCTAGCTTTCATTTGCTTTTTATATTGATCATTTGCTATTGCGGTTGACAAAGCAGTTTCTGTTGGATGACCATATCCTGATTGAGTAAGATTATTCGTAGACTGACTTGGTATTCCAGCTTCTTTTTCGTAATTACTCGGCACAATCGGTACAGACCGAATTCCAGAAGGAGTCAAATCATTAAAATTTTGATCTAGCCTGTTTACTTTTACTCCACCTATTTGAGCTGGTGATAAGCTCGTTGCTCTTGTATCCGCACGGGTTTCGAGTCGTTGAGGTGCTATTTTTTGACGGATCAATTCAAGCGGATTGGTGTTATTTAATTTTGCTTCGTCATTTTGAATGGATTGAGCTAATTGATTTTGAATTTCTGAGCTTGAAAAATCAGTTTTCGCATTATTCTTTTTAGCTTCTTGTTCAAGGACTTTCCTGTAGTTTTGAAGCATGTCAGGAATTTCTATAGGAGCCATCTTTTCAAGAGAAGTTCCTGTATCCATAGTTATTTTTGGAGGGTTATCGGCTAATGGAACCGTTGCTCCGCCTTGAAGAACTTGATTTATTGGCCCTATTTTATCTCGCATTTGTTCTAATGCTGAGGTTCCTGTTGGAAGGTTTAACCCTAAAGGATCAGAACTCATTTCTTTCTTTTTCTCAGCCCTTGATCTCCTTGCCAATTCATCCATCATTTGTGGAGTCATAAAATTTTCCATAGGATAATTATAAGGCTGTCCCCCAGTTGCCATTTTCATTGGGGATTGCATTTGCATTTGTTGCCGTGGGACTTGAGTTCCTTGCCGTGCCATTTCAGAAGGTGGTAAGTTTAAAGATGCTTGTTCAGCCTTTTGAGCCTGACGCATTTGTTTACGTCGAGCTATTTCTTGCTGAATAAACATTGAAGGTATTTTGTCTGGTCTTTGAAGCATCTGCATTAATTGCTGATCGGTGGCTTTTGCTAAAACACCTTGAATTTTTGCTGGGTTAATTGACATTATGCTCTCCTTAATACTGCGGGAACATATTGTTCATGCTGAAGCCAGTTGGACTGAAACCTCCTCCCATTCCATACATGCCTAACGCATTTATACCAAGCCCAGCCATTTGCTGAAATGGTGATGGAGCTGGGTTGGTGGTTGTAGTGGTTGTCGGTGCAGTCGGGGATAATCCTTGAAGAATGCCTGTATAATAATTTAACTGGTTATAGGGAGTAGCTTGCTGGTCCAAGAAATCTTGATAAGCTAAATCTTTTGTCGCCTGACCCATCATTTGGGTGGCATCTGCACTTGCTCCTTTTAATCCCATTTCTCCAGTAAATAGGTTCTGTCCGCTTCCAGCCAATCCAGCTATTCCAGAGGCGACATTCATATCGGTTAAATTGTTAAGCTTTTCGGCCTCTAGACCAAAAGCTCCACTAAGCTGATCTGCTTTTAATCCTCGATCCGCATCCTTACCAAAAATGTCAGCCGCTTGCCCATAACCCTTATAGAGAAGGTCAGCGTCCACCTGAGCCAGCCTGTCTTGTAAATCGCTTTCCCCCCTAGCTTGCATCGCAGAAGCTCTGCTATTTCCGAATGCACCCTTAGAAGCAATATCTGCACCAAGCCTTTGATCCGCCATTGCGGCTTCTTCTCTTATTTTTTGCTTGGCAACGTCAGCAACATTACTGATATAGGGGTTCATATATGAGTCTATATTAGCCCCTGTAAATTTATCTCCAGTAATTGTATCGGCTGTGTAATCCCCTTTAATATTTTGCAGATTATCAATGGCAGTATTGATATCGTCTGTGTACCCAGTGTAGTTTTTTATATCGTCTTGAATACCTAACTGATCGGCATTAAAACCCTCTATTCTTGGACCACCGTATATTTGTTGGTCTTGACCATAAAGTTTGCCAGCATCCGCAATGATATCCTTCATGGGCTGTTCGAAGTAATCTGGAAGGTTTATTGTAGATGTTGATGTTGCACTGCCTGTTTGACACAAAAAAGCCATATTATTCTCCAAAAGACTGGTTTTTGTACCCAGTCATAATTGTTGTCCCCATTTTAACACCTAAACGCTCGTACAGCTTAGATTTTCTCTTTTCGCTAACCATGCCAAAGTTGGCGAGTAGCAATGGTAATTTCGCCTCTAGCGAAACCTTTCTCGCTGAATTTACAAGTGTGTGAAATGATCTCGTACTACGATACTTTTTACTTACAAAAAGCCACTGATCTCCTAGTGCTTTGTCATCAGACCACCAGAAGTCAAATGGTAATAATCCCATTGTTCCTGAGATTTCTCCGTTGACCTCAGTGACAATTATTATTCCGTTGTGAAATACATGAAGTATTTTTTCTAAAACTTTAGACTTGTTCAGACTGCCCATCTTGGACTCTGAATGCATGTCTAAAAGAAGTTGATATATTTTCGAAGTGTCGTCTTTAGTCGCTATTCTAGGAATAGTTGTTGAGGGCATACTTTCGGTCTTTCTCCAGACGATTAATCCCCGTCTGGTAGTTACCTCCCCCAGCCATTTTGACTTGCTCTATCGGCATGACATATTCTTGACTACTTAATAAAATTGGACCAACTAGATCATCTTTGGGGCCACCCGGACCCTCAACTTCACCGCTGGGCTGTCTAGGCAAGCCGCCCATGCTTTTACGCTCGTACTTATTAATGAAGCTACGAGGCATCACTTCCCATATGTGATCGTTGGCTTCTTGAGCCGTATACCCTTTGTTATCAATCAAATCATTAATAAAAGCTTTAGCTTCGTCAGTCCAAGCAAACATTGTGGGACCGCCTTTTGACATATATCTTAGATTTGCTGGACCTCCATGAGCCATATAAGTATTTGGCTTCTCAATGAAGTATGGATATGCACCAGTATTTATTCCATAGTCAGCCATTGTATAGCCCTGACTTGCTAACCATTCTTCAAGAGATAATGGGTTTCTAATGTACTGGCTACCCATAGTCATTTCCTCGCCAGTCTCAGGGTTGATCATAGTATCATCAGAAACTTCTTCAGCCACGGCTTCAATTCCAGTACGCTTTTTATCTTTTTTATTCTTTGATCTCTCTATCGCCTGTTGTCCTCGCAGTATGTTTGCCGCCTGATCTTCAGCCGTTTGCAAACCGAAAAGATTATACAATCCATCTTTCCCATCATTCTCGGCTTTTTTCATCGCAAGATACTCTTCTTGTTGCTTTACCAGCTCTTGATACTCAGTAGATGTCGGGTCCACCGCACCTCCGTAAGTCGAGGGAGGCTTTTCTGACTGGTCAGAAGTTCGGAAGCCGCCTAAGCCGGAGTTTTTCAGGGCATCATACCCATAGGTAGCCGCTCCAATGAAAGGGCTAATCCCAGACATCATAGCCATTGTTTCCCAAAATGAAATTTTGTTATCGCCATCAAGATCGGTCATTCTATTAAAGAATGTTCTTTCGTTTGTTTCAGGGGCTGAGGAAGATTTAATTTTTTGATCATTTGATGCTGAGGAAGATTTAATTTTTTGATCATTTGATTTGGAAGAACTGTCATTATTAGTAGTGCTTCCCATATTGGTCATGCCCACGGGCATTAAATTAACTCTAGGGTCTCCTCCAAATTCACTGGGTGTATTATTACTTGTAGGATTAAAAGAAAAGTTACTTGTTATCCCAGCTTCGTTTTCATAATTGCTTGAACTTGAAGGGCTTCCCGTAAATGAATTAAGCGTTGCTTTGCTAACGGATGACGATTTTTTGTCTTTTTTATCTTTAGACGAGCTTCCTGTAAAAGCATTAAGTGTTGCATTGGAAGGGCTGGTTGAAAAAGCTGTTGAACTAATTGGTGATTTATCTTCTTCAATCATTGACTTGCTATAGGAAGGCAATCCACCTCGACCCATTCTCATTATTCCACTATCAGGCGTTGGATTACTTGAACAATTAAAACCCATTATGCTATCACTCCTCGCTCCTTCAAAGCGTTTATCAATGAGCCTAATACATTCGCCACATCCGCTGTTGATGCAGATGAAGCGTTTAAGCTCTTAGTTGTAGTTACGTTAGATGTTTGAAATTTAGCGGCACGAGACCCTGTGTTAGCCGCCAAGTTCAGATCGGCAAGCTCCCTATCAAGATCGTCTACAAGTTGTTCAGCCCACTTTTCCATTCTATATTCATTGCTAGTAAAGTCAGGTGGTGTTTGCCTAGTGCTTATAAATCGGGGAAGGGGGGCTGATGTACTTCTTGATGTAGCCATTATCGTTCTCCGTCAGGTTTAACATCTAATCTCATATCGCCAAGCCTCCAAATGTCGTACAGACCATCACTCTCAATTCTCATTGACATTTGACGACCCCTTATTCTTGGATTTATTCGTGGAGTTTTGGCGTAATCAACTCCTCCAATTGTTACGTCTCTCGTTCTTATCGTAAATGGACCTTTTGTTGTTTGGTCTCCAAGAGAGTCTTTTCGTGCCTTCAAGGTGACTTTTGCAGTCTCATCTCTTACGGTTCCGCCCCCAGTAGTAAAATCAGTTATGGAGATGTCAGGAAGTATTCTTGTTACGAGCTGAACTTGATCCCCATCCCCAATATCAAATTCTCCAGACTCAACAAATGAGTTGATCGGTGATCCAGCATCTGAAGTTCCATCCTCGTGCTTGTAGATATACCCACTAGCATCTGCGGCTATGTCATTATCAAAGACATTTTGATCAGCCCATGCCGTTCTTGTAAACGTACCAACATCCCAACAATTCAATGCAAAGTTGTATTTTACATATCTGTTGTTTTCCTTGTTTAATCCACCCGAAGAATAATTAGTGCTTTCGTCTGTTACGCCTTTCGTTGGATAAAACCACCATATCTCGCTAAACTCTTTATTAATTCCAGAAACAACTTTATTTGCTTGAACATGATTAAAATCATTAAAGACATAATTGTTTACAGGATTGGGAAGAGGGCGAACTGACCCGTCAAAAACAAAGAATGACTCGTAGCTCATCCAGTACACAATACCATTAACATCAACGACCGCTTGTGGGCTGACTAATCCACACTTACTTGCAACCTCTCTAAAACCGAAAGTGTATGGTGGCCCTTGGAAAACCATTGAATGAATAGAGTTGTCAGTAAAAATAAGAGTTTGTCCTCTTGTTTTCTTCGCCCCTATAATTCTTGTTCCACCACTTAGAAGTGTTCTTCCAGCCGTATTTGTTTCATCAAACTTTGTCCATGTTGCTATGGTCTCTTGGTCAGACCATTGAACTGACATAGGATCATCTGCACCAAAGCACACAAGGTGTCTATCTGGAGTTGAAACAAACACACCCTGTACTTCTGTTGGTGGAACATTGGTTTGGCTTCCAGTATATGCGGTGTTAGCGGTAACGTAGGTTTGGTCAATAAAAAATGCTCTCGTTCCTATTCCATCAGAGGCATCCCAGTATATTGGCGGACCTCCTTGAAACGATGCAATTAGGTCTTCTCCAAAATTATCAAATGTCCACGTTCTTAAAAAGATTTCAACTGCATTTGAAGCTGGTTGACTCCAACCTCTCGTATATGACCCTCCAGCTTGCCAAATACCAACTCCCCAACCATATTCAAAAGAGGCATCTTCTGGTCCGGGGGATGCTAAATATTTATAAGTTACCGTTCCTCCTCCAGTTCCCGTGCTGTTTGCCGCTGATGCCATTTCAAACGTGTAAGTTGCCCCGTCAACTATTGTAACTGAGAACTCTGTATTGGCGGCAATGTTCTGTCCACCCAGAGTAATGGCTCCAAGAATAATCCTTGGCTTTAAGCTCCCGTCTTTTCCAGAACTTTCCTCCATTCCATGAGCCGAATGAGTTACGGTTATAACTTTGCTTGTGTTGTTATAGGCAAAAGCACTACCAGCTAATGTTCCAGATTTCTTTGCTGGCGTAACGTCGTAAAGGCCATCTGTTTTAATTACATAAAGATGCGTGTTTGTTCCTATAGCCACAAGATTGTTGCCAGCATTATCTCTCCAAGTATGAAGACCTCTGCAAATTCCAATGAAGCTACCAGAGTTAAATAAAGACCAGCCACCTATCTTTTGAGGTCTCCCATTCCAAAACCTTATTTTGTCGGAATCAATCCATCTACCTTCAGCACTATAAGCCGTATCGTCTTTTACGATTCCGGGCTGTATTTTAAGTTTTGTTAATGGCATTATTAACCGCCTTGAGCTTCTATAATTTTTTCTTGCAAGTAAGCTATTGTAACTCTCTCTTCTTGCCCTTCTTTAATTAATTCCAAATTGCTTTTTGAAACTGAATCCCCAACATAGGAACTATAAAGAACATCTCCATAGTATCCGTTGTACATATCTACTATTGTTTGTATTTCTTTAATGTTTTCTTCTAGTGACATACTTTTTCCTAAACTGCATTTACAGGAACTGCCCAGAGCGACCCATGTTTGGCACTTGCACTTGGTTGAAGATTACCTAACCCAAACGTACCAGACGATGCTAAACTTATAATTGTAGACCCACCATTTATTTGATTTGAATTTTGAAACACATTAGTTGTGCCACTATTTGATTCAGTCATAGAAAAACTTACGGTTGTACCGCCCGAAGTCATTGAAAAAGTGGAACTGTTAGTTGATAAAAACCCTGTACTTCCTGAACCTTTGTGCATACCAAATGAATGCCCAACCCACCAATAACCAGCGGTTAAAGAAATGTCTTGCGCTCTAGCATATGTTGCAACACCTGATTTGGTACTCATAAGTCCAAAGCTACTTTTCCAAGTTGATGTATTTGACGAAGCAATTGTGTAATACGATGAATTTAGTCCAAACTTGGGATAGTTTGCGTTAGCACCATGGTAATTTGAACTTGTTGGTGCAAATTGATATGGCAAATTAGTTTGGGATGTTCCTATATTATAAAATAAATATTGGTAATCTTCATAAGTATCACCGTTTGACCCTGTTCCTTGCGCCCACCAACCCGCTTGATTTGATCTATTATGTTCATTTTTATCAATAATACCATTTATGCCAACAGAAGCCCCCATATTGCTGTTACTTGCTGTTGTCCCTGTTAACAAAATAATTGCTGATGAAGCGTTTGAAGGCTGTTCTGTTGTTGCCGCCGAAGCCCCATACCATTCTGAAAACTGCATATTTTCTTCGTTACCTTTATCAATCAAGGCTCGAATGTCGGAATCATTTAGTGATGCAGTTGACTCATTCGTTCCACCAACTTCAGCATGGATTTCATTTAAGGATATTTGTGGGCCAGTTGTTATTGGCATTGTTAGTCCTTGCTGTCTTTATGGCAATTCTTCTCACGGCAACTATAGCAATCACACTCTTCCATTTTTTTAATCTTAGCTGTTAATTCTTTTACCGCTTGGATCAACAGCCCCGTAATGTTTCCATAAGCAACCGATTTAAATGACGAGTCAGAATTAACGAGCATAGGCATAACTTGCTCTAACTCTTGAGCTATAACTCCGCTACCTTCTTTTCCGTGCATGGTGTAGGTAACACCGCGAATTGCATTAACTTTATCCAAAGCATTTTCAATAGTTTTTACATCCGTTTTCAGTGCGATATCGGAGTATGCTGTGATATTTCCAGATGCTGTAAATGAACCAGATAAACTGTTTCCAGAGTTTGAAAGATTTCCTAATCCAACCTCGGCTGGGCTATCGATGGTACAATTAAATGTCGTTCCAGCAAGGCTCATTCCTGTTCCAGCCGAATAGGTTGTTCCCCCACCATCAGATATACCGTATCCAGCAAGTGTAGTAGGTTTTCCTGTTATTGATGAGAATGAATGAGTGTGAGAACTTGTCGCCCCAGTTGAGCTTGTTAAATAGCCAACATCATTTGAAAAAGTACTTACTGCGGGGGCTGAACCAGTTAATGCTGACCAAGCAGAACTTGTTGTTCCAGTCCCCAGCCCTGTGACATGACCAAATTCATCAAGAGTTATATCCTGAATAAATGTTGAGCCAGAATTATTTGAACTTGCTTGAGTAGATGTATCTGCATGGCCTATTGTTATGGTGTCTCCAGACTCGGCTATGGTTAAACCATAAGTTGATCCAACAGCTCCTACTCCGATTGTCACATCATCCGTCGTTCCGCCACTAGAAGTTAATCTGATAACCTTATTGTAAGCATCCGAACCAGCCTCTGTAGAAGTTGAATAACTACTAACCGTTGGACCCGCTATGTTAATTTTACCAATCGATGTTCCGCTTACAACTCCACGAGTTATTGTAATATTTTGCCCACCTTCGATACATAGTTCGTCTACATCACCGCTTGCACTGTCTCCGACAAGCTGAATGTTTGCCGAGTTAGCAACTGATCCGTTTGCCGCTCCTAAATCATAAAGAGTATTAGGTTGATTGTTATTTGATGACGTTGCAACGGCTGATGATAAGTTCACAACACCATTTGACATTGTAAAGTTTGTACTATCAAAAGCCGCAATACCAATGTTTCCATCCGTTACACTTGAGGAAGTCGTTGTTGATGCCGTAGGGTAATCTTGTGATATAATTTTACAAGCAGTACCAGTTGTATCGACATGAAGAAGTCCGCTTCTTCCAGTGGTTAAAGTACATGTTGTTCCACTTCCAAGAGTAAATGTTAGTGTTCCATTTGTTCCATTTCTAATGCCATATAATTTATTATTTGACGGCATTGTAATTGTGCAATTTCCCGCCGAACCAGTAAATTGAAGAAAGAATTTTCGGGAAGTTTGATTTGATACTCCGTCAGAATAATCGGAAAGAGAGTAGGTTGCTCCTGACAATGCTATCGTTGCTGTAGCATTGACTGACTCGTCAATTATTTCCCAATTAGTATTTGTGACCGTTCCCCAACTGTTTGATTTCTCCCCAGTTGCCATAAGTTCGATGCCAAGATTAGAGTATGTTGAAGCCATATTTAAGTTCCATATTTATTAAAGTCCCGCCAAATACTTGTATTCGCGGCTGTTGTTGAGAGTGTAGCATAGTTGGGAGGCGTAATGCCTTGTGAAATAAGCCCATAAGTCCAGAAGCCATCGACTACATGCAGAGATGGAATACCAGTTATTGGGGTTGTTATTATATTGTCGGCCCCGTTTATAGCTGTACTTGGAATGCTTACTGTTGTTACAATTGAGGATGGATTCAGACTATTGTGAGAGAAACAATTTGGGCTACCAAAAACAATAGCGGATGAGGTTATTTTGTTAAAAGTAAATGTTTGTGGTACATTAAATGCTGGGAATATTGACCCTACATATGGTGGAACGGTAACGAGAACATCGTCCTTAACTTTAAAATCAAACCGCATAAACTGGGACGGTGACCCAAAAGTTGGTGGTTGTGCCAAAATTGCATCTGCAATAAATGGATGAACTTGACCCGCTAATGGCGATCCTAAATTAAAGTTTCCAGTAACAAGGCTTGGAACTGAAATTGTATGAAGCTGTCCTAGAGCTACAGATGGTATAACTGGGGTAGTTACAACATTTGCAGTCGTTAAGATTTGTGTCTGACTTAAAGCCGCTGATCCTACAACGGGATTACCGTGGATGACATCTCCAGTACTAAAAACAATATTAACTTTCCACAAGAAAGGTTGATATAGTACTGGTCCAAATGTTACGTCGCCTGTTGTAAGGCCGTGATGTTGCCCAAGTGCTACCGCTGGAATAACAGGCGTTGCAACAATATTGTTGGTTCCAATATTTTGAACCTGAACAACTACAGATGTTCCAAAAACAACTTGTTGGGTTACTAAGTCTGAACACGATAGAGCTGAATTCACAGCTATTACAGGACTGCCAAATCTAGGGTCTCTGAACACAAGATCAGAAGCAATTATATTATTAGTTATTTGTGTGTTAGAGTTTTCTAAAAATGGGGTTCCAGAAAGTAACTCATTTGCTACCGCATTGTGCAATTGACTTATAGAAGTCGATGCAAGTACTGGATTTCCTAAAACGACATCCGTAGTCGATAATGTTTGTATCTGTCCCAATGCGACGCTGGAAACAATAGGGCTTCCAGTAAGTATCGCTTCAGGAGAAGGCGTAGGCGATAGTGTATGCGTCTGAGATATTGATGGACTTGTAACGACTGGGGCATTCGTAACTAACGCATTTGGAGTAAACGCATAGCCGTGTCCAAGAACAGTAGTCCCAAAAGTGGGTGGTTGAGCCAAAATCCCTGATGCTGAGAGCTGTTGGAGCATAGACAGGGTAGCTGTTGGTATCTGAGGTTGACCAGAAACTAAGTTTTGACTGGTCAGAACATGGGTTTGGGTTATTGTTGCAGCGGAAACTTCAGTTGCCGACGTAGTAATGCCCGAAGCTGTGAGTACATAAAGATGACTTAATACTGGGCTTCCGCATGATGGTTGCCCTGATGTAATATTGTTTGCAGTTAAAGATTGAGTAACTGTGGCAGATGAGGCTGGCGTTCCAAAAACAGGATTGTTCGATACTAAAGCTGTAGCTGTTAAGCTGTGAACTTGACCAACGGCTGTACTTGCAAGAACAGGACTTTGAGCAACAATGTTACTTGCTGTTAAACTGTGACTTGTACTCGCCGCAACAGGAGTTGCTCCAATCGGTTGACTGGCGAGTGGGCCTCCCCCTAAAAACATCTGTTAGAGGGCCGCTGAAGGCGGTGTGAAAGATTTACTATAAATAGCTGTACCTTTAATAATTCTAAAGTCACTTACATACCCTTTAAAGTTTTCGCCTCCATTTAAATCACCACCAATATACATTCCTTGACTTAAATAATTTTTTGCTACAGTACCTTCACCAATTAAAATACCGTCTCTATAAAATTGGTGTGTTGCCGTTCCTGAAATTGTTTTTCTTTGATAAGCAATGTGCATCCATTTTTTGTATTCATAAGGAATATTGTCGATAACATAATCAGGTGCGCAATAAACATACATTTTAGAAGCTGTAAAAGCCATTGCAAAACCGTTTGCATTATTAGCTAAACGACAACCAAACAACGCATCGTAAGTTCCTACTTGTTCTACTATGTAAAAATGTCCCTCAACTGTAAAGTCACCAGTTCCAAGGTGAATATTAGTACTGGCCGAAACAGTATGCATACTAGAGCCATCATAATATATACTATAAGCCATATCCGAGTAAGGCGGTGAGAAGGATGAAACGACAGGCGTACCTTCTGTAGTAGAAAGAGTAAGCCCGTTTGGACTTGAAGGTATGCTTGATGCGTTTGCAAATTGTAACCCTGTACCACTTACAGCTGTTAAAGCTTCTTGAGGTCTTTCATTTGGGTAAGTAGTATGCCCATTTAAAAACTCAAAGTCTTCCATGTATCCTGTTAAGAAATTATTAGTATCATAATTGTTACCTATATTTATTACAGTACCAGTCCAGTTTGCTGTATTCGCAATATCAACTTGCCGAACACCATTTTGGAAATGTTGTAATTTTCCGTTTCGCCTTAAGTATACGTGATGAACCCATTGGTTTGTAGGCATTGTAGACGATGATGTCCAACCAGAGCCTCCCGGTCCGTGGTACAAATAAATTGTTCCTCCCGCACTGTACATTGCAAAACCGTCTGTCGAAGAACCTTGCGGGTTTGCTGAACAATGGAAAAAACCCTGATTACCACCAACTGCGGGCATGTATAGCCAAAATTGAATTTGCATATCGCCTTCACCAACAATAAAACTTTCGTTTGTTGATTTTATGTAAGACCCATTATAATAAACTGATGTTGTTGCGTACTTAACCTGACTTGTGCTTTCTGAAACACCACTATATAATTTTAAAGAATGAGTGGCCGCAGTGTCATGTATTCCCGCTTGATCAAAATTTACTTTAAGTTTTGTGTTGCTGTCTACACCTAGAGGTGCAGTAGGTGGAGTAAAATTAGAAGTATACCTTGCAGTATTTGAAATTCTAGCATCAGCAATCCAACCTAAATAATCTCTAGTAGTAAACCCCGGAGGTCTACCAAAACTAGGATTAGAAATTTTTGTAACTGTTGCTGTCTGGGTAGTAGTTGTAGCGTCAGCAACTCCGTTAATATAAATTTTTACATTGCCACTTCCAGACCCATATCTAACTAATGCAACGTGATTCCATTGGTTTAAAATCATAGTTGAAGTAGTGTCCATTGTAGCCATTTTAACATTTAAATGGTACTTTGTTGCACTCGCACCACCAACAAGAGCAAAACCATTTGACTCACCATCTGATTGAAAAGCAATAATACCTTGCAACTGTTTATGTGACGTAGCGTAGTGCCAACATTCAGCCGTAAAGTCTCCTGTGAAAGTAAAATCTGTACTATCAGGAACGGCTAAATAATCCCCCGCACCATCAAGATACATAGAACCACCTTCATCTGCTTCCCAAACATCACTAGCTTTAAAAGGAGTAAATGGTAATACTGAACTATCATTTGTTGAGGTAAGCGATACTGCGTTAGAACTATTATCGATGAATCTGTTTGATGCACAAGCAAGTAAAAGAGTATTGCTATCTGATGTAAACGGTTCCATAGGGTTTGTAAAATTTCCTGTATATCTCAAAGTATTAGAAAGTCTTACATTTGTCATTTTACCTTGAAAACCTTCGGTAGTATTTCCAGCCGCATAGTTTCCAATTCTATTAATATGCCTAACAGCCGTTCCGTGTGTAGCTTGCGCTACTTGTACGCCATTACGATAAATTGTAAATGTATTGGGGCTAGTTGATGTGTTCTTTGTTAAAGCAACGTGTTGCCATTCGTTTGCAACCATAACGTTTGAAGCCCTTAAAACAGCCGCTTCATAAAATTCAAGATGCGCTCCATTCATATGAAATTGAAAATAAGAGTTTGAAGTATTGTCATGCGCAATCATAGCATGGTATCCAGTTAAATTGTCAGGGTTAACCCACGCCTCAATCGTAAAATTACCAGTTCCTAAATCAACTGATGCAAAATTTAATTGATCGACTTTTGCGGCAAATTTTACTCCCCAATAGCCTGTCTCTGGAAAATAAGGATTAAAAGTTGATTGGTAAGCATCCCCATTTGCAGTTAAAGTATGATTACTTGAAGAACTGTCATCAAATACAGCGTTTGTTCTACCATTATTTCCAGATGTTTTAACTTTAAGTGCTGTTCCTCTAGTTTGAGGCACACTGAAAACTAAACTAAAAGCTCCCGCAGACGTTGCCGTATTAACCCCATCAGAAGCAGTAAACGTAAGAGTAAAAGTTCCCGCATAGCTTTGATTTGTTGTAGGAGTAACAGTAAATACATTAGTGCTTGCGCCTGTGCCTTGGGCTACGGTTGCTGTCGCTCCACCGCCGTTTGTAAGAGAACCGCTTGTAACACTATAAGCATAGTTTAATGAAGTTCCTTCTGGGTCTGACGCTGTAATTGTAATAACAGTAGCGGTTCCATCTGTTGCAAGAGTTACAGTAGAAGAAACACCGCTAGAAATCGTTGGAGATGCGTTAACAAGTGCAACTGAATACCACCCCGCACCGTTCCAAACGTAAAATCGATTATTATCTTTAGCAAAAGCCATATCGCCATCAGAATTACCAGAAAGAGGTAATAAAGACGCTGTATTATAAACCGTTGTTGTGCCACCAGACGATAGTACTGGAGGAGTATAAGTAATAACTCCTGTTGTATTGTTATAGCTTACATCGCCGTTGCCACTAGCAGAAGGCTCTGCACCTACCGACAAATCAGTTAACGAAATTCCCGCAGAAGTCTTAGCTGTCCAAATTGCTTTTGACGAATTATAAGTATATGTAATTCCATTAAACGCTTGTGTTGCTCCGTTTGATGGGCTGTCTGGGAAATTTTGCGCCATTAAGTAACTTCCTTCCAAGTTGTATTATCTTCATCCCATTCATACATTTTCCCATCAGTAGGATATGCCGTTGGAGGCTCATACACACAAGTATCTTCATCTAATACCCAAGAGGCAAAGGGTTTCGGCGGGATAAAAGCATCTCTGGTTCTATCGTAATCAAAACCTATTCCCGCAAAATTCTTTCGTAACTGAGTACCGCCAGTTTGGTGAACGCCTTTTAGTGTGTTATAAGAGGTCTGTATCCATTCGCCCGGACTTGTATCGACGAAAGTGTCAAAAAAGTCTGCTTCTGCAACGATAACTTGCGTTACTTTTCCATCTACAACTTTTGCGTAATGTGCCATTTTAAACCTCTAAGTTGCATAGCTAAGAATAACAATTCCAGAGCCACCAGCCCCACCATCACCAGTGTAGTTACCGTAATTACTTTGACCTGAACCTCCGCCTCCACTTCCAGTGTTAGCTCCACCAGCTCCACCCGCAGAGTTTCCTGTTCCCACGTTTGATTGTAAACCGTCTCCACCCGCAGTTCTTGCTGAACCGCCACCAGAACCCGCAGTTCCTCCACCTTGCATACCGCCGCCGCCACCGCCGCCAAGGCCGCCATCGCCCGCACTGACAGTACTTGCCCAGTTTCCACCTCCGCCACCACCAGCATAATAGTAGTTGTTTCCGTCTAAATTGTTTTGTAAGCCATCACCGCCGTCACCCGGAACCGCGGGACTATCATCACCAGTAGTACCCGCTCCGCCAGCACCACCACCGCCACCAGAAATTCTAGCGTCACCAGCTCTTGCACCCGCACCTTGACCGCCATTATTTCCTTGGCCTGTCGTTCCAGTACCCGCTGTACTTAAATTATTATGAGAACCTCCACCGCCTCCAGAACCACCATTAGTAGCCGCCGCAGTATTAGAAGCATAAGCTCCTCCACCTCCGCCGCCTATTGCAGTGTTTGAGTTAAATGTAGAATTAGAACCAGAAGCACCAGTAGTCCCCGCTGTATTAGTAGCTCCGCCCGCACCAATAACAACTGCGTGAGTTCCTGTAGTTAAAGTAGATGATCCTGTTAGTAAACCTCCGGCACCTCCGCCACCTCCGTGACGACCCCCGCCAGTTCCACCACCCGCAACAATCATCCAATTTACTGTTCTAGAGCCGCCAGAAACAACAAAGTTAGCACTTGATGTAAAAACATGGACTTTATTAGCACCGACTGTTGAAATTGTTCCACCAGTAGCTGTAAAGGGAGAAACATCGCCAAGACCACCCCCAATGTTAGTCCAAATATTTGCATTATTAGTTGCATCCGTACAAATATAAGACTCACCGCTTGTTTTATTTACCCATAAATGTCCAGTAGCAGAAGGGTTAGCGGTTATTGTCGGGTCTGACGTAGATACTGTAGTATCTGTTAAAGAATCAAAAGTTCCCCCTCCAGTAACGGCGGGAGTAAAAGTTAATGTATTTGTAGTGCTATTATAAGCTAAAGAGCCTGATCCGCTTGCTGAAGCTGTTGCTACAGAGAGACTAGACGATGCACCACTTGGATTGGCTTGTACCCATTGTGCAGAACTACCATCGTTATAATAAGCAAACAAAGCTAACTCTGTACTGTCGTAATATAAATCACCGTTAGCAGGGCTTGTTGGTGGCGTATCAGATACCGAAACTCCTCCAGCAATAGATGTGCTTTGCCACGTACCGCTTGATGAGTAATAAGTATAAGTTATCCCACCTAATGTTGCGGTATCACCGTTAGAAGGAGAGTTTGGAAAATTTAACGCCATTATAATGCTCCTGTAGGTGGAGTGAACGACGTATTGTAAATAGCTGTTCCTTTAACTAATCTAAAATCAGTCATATAAAATCTACTCCAATCAGCGTACTCTGATTTGCCAAAATAGATTGGATGATTATCAAAAGTTCGTGCTGTTGTTGATGAACCAACGAGAACGCCATCTCTGAACATCTGATGTGTTGATGTTCCACTAATAGTTTTCCGCTGATACACAAGATGATTCCACCTACCAGTTACAGTTGGGAAATCAGGAATAATCTTAGCACCTGACCACACATACATATTAGCAGTAGTAACGGCTAACCCGAATGCACCATTGTCATTACCACCTCCCGCACCGTCTCTTGTGTCAAATAAAGTTCCATAGGTAGAGGCTAGAGTAGGGTCAATCCAGAAAAATCCTTCAATCGTAAAGTCACCATTTCCAAGATTAATTGCAGTATTTGCGGCAATTTTATGTGACGAACTTCCATTGTAATAATAAGAATAACTAGATGGATTATCTGTTGGGGTAAAAGAAGAAACAGTAGGCGTTCCATCTGGGGTTGTTAAAGTTAACCCATTCGGGCTTGAAGGTATACTTGATGTCGTAGCAAACTGTAACGATGTTCCACTAACAGCCGTTAAAGCCGACTGAGGACGCTCAAAAGGATAAGTCGTATGACCTTTTATAAACTGAAAATCTTCTATATAGCCATTAAACAAATTTGATGATGAGTAATACCCACCAATTAACATTTTTGTTCCTGTGTAATCCTCTGTACTTGCTCTATCTATTACTCTCGTGCCATTCACAAAACACTGTTGTCTGCCATTTCTTCTTACATAAACAAGGTGATTCCAAGTGTTAGCCGAAACTGAACCGCCTTGCGTATAACCAGTGTGATATGACCAAACTGCACCACCAGAAGATGCTAAAGCAAAACCATTTGTGCTTGAGCCAGTTGGGTTTGTTCCGCAGTGAAAGTAACCACGATCACTTGTGTCTAACTGATAAGCCCAAAATTGAACTTGAAAATCACCTTTACCTACTGCAAAAATAGGATCATCAATTAATATGTAATCTCCACTGCCATCAAATTTCATATTTGTAGTAGAATATTTTGTTTGAGTTGTACTTTCTTGTACATTGCCTGTTAACGCCATACTATTTTTTTGCGAGAAATCAAAAATCCCCGCTTGAGCAAAATTTAACTTTAACTTTGTATTAGAATGATTACTTACCAATGATGTTGGCGGGGTAAACGCACTTGTGTACTTCGCAGTTCCTTTAATATAATTAAAATCTGCAATGTACCCATTCATTAAAAAGCTTGTGGAGTAATAACCCCCCACTGTCATATATGTTCCAGTATAGGCTTCAGTTTCGGAAATTGTTTTTACTAATGCACCGTTAAGAAAGACTTTTTTTGAACCACTCGCTCTTGTAATTGCTACATGATTCCATTGATTTAAAATAACAGTAGGGGAATCAACTGTTTGGTTGCTTCCATTTTGATACAATAAAAGTTTACTTGCATTAGAAATTCCAAGCCCATGACCTTGATTGCTACTAGGTAAAGCTGACGTATGGCTGTGATAAAGACCGCTTGTATGTGCTGTAGCGTAGAACCAAAGTTCAACTGTCCAATCATCCCCTGATCCGATTGCGTAATCAGATGAAGACGCTGAAGTTAGATAATCTCCTGTTCCATCAAAATAAGCTGATCCACCGTATGATGGTTGCCAACGGTTTAGAATAGTAAAAGGGTGGTCAGTTTTTATCTTTGGGTCGCCACCAACTGTAATTGCATGACCAGTTGAAGAACTGTCTGTAAAGTTAACACCATTTAATAAAAACACTGTTCCCGATATAGCTGTTAAAGGTGCTGTAGAAGGTGTAAATTCGCCTGTATAAACTGCCGTTCCCTTTACAATTCTTATATTGCTCATGTGACCAGTATAATTTTGGCCCCCAGAGTATTTACCGATTAAAGGTGTACCAGAAGATATATCAGTAGTATAAGCTCCTGATTGAAGTTCTCGTCCATCAAGATAAAATTTTAATGTGCCAGAATGCCTTGTCCAAACGCCATGATGCCATTCAGCTTTATTTTTATCTATATTACCACCTACACCGCTTGTTCCCGCTGGGTATCCGCCATGATAATAATAAGGGGTCATGGTTCTGGTTGCCCCTTGGCTTTCCCAACCAAAGTTACCGCCACCACCTTGCCATGAAATAAACTGCGTATCTGCCGCTGTTGAAGCGTTATGCTTAAACCAACATTCTAAAGTAAAATCTCCTGTTCCCAAATTCCAATCTGCGTGGCTTGCGGGCAATGCTAAATGATCGCTACCATCAAAATAAATAGAATTAAGCCCTACCGTAGCGTTTCCTTTATATGGAGTAATTGCTGTTTGATATACATCGCCTGTAGGTGTAATAGTGTGGGTTGAAGACGAACTATCAGCAAATGTACTATTTGTTCCGTTATTTACGCCTCTTGTTCCAACTTGTAACGCTGAACCGATAGATATTGGATTCTCAAAAAGAAGGGTAAATGAACTTACAGAATTTGCTACATTCGCACCGTCAGTTATTGAAAACGTAACTGTAAAATTTCCCGCATGAGCCGAATTTGTACTTGGCGTAACGGTAAACACGTTAGTACTCGCACCAGTTCCTTGTGTGATTGTTGCTTCATTTACTAGTCCGCTTGCTGTATGGCTGTAAATAAGAGGATCAGATTCAGGATCGCTTCCTGTTATTGTTACAACTGTTGCTGTTCCATCTGTAGCTAATGTATAACTTGATGATGCACCGCCTATTGTTGGGGCTGTATTTGTCAATGCTACAGAGTACCAAGCACTTCCATTGAACACGTAAAATCGGGTATTTGCCGTGACAAACGCCATATCTCCTGTAGAGGCAGATGCTGTAGAAGGCAAACTTGATGTATTAGCATAAACAGTTGTACTGCCTCCAATGAGAGGCGGGGTATAGGTAAAAACACCACTGGTATTATTATAAGCAATACCACCGTCACCTGATGCTGACGCTTCTGATCCTACAGAAAACGAAGATAAACTTGCCCCAGTTACATTTCCGCTTGGGCTTGCCTGAACCCATTGACTTGAGTCACCATCATTATAATAAATATACATTTTAAGATCAGAAGAATTAAACCATTGGTCACCCGCTTGCGGTGTAGATGGGGCGGTATCTGAAACGGATACATTATTTTTAGATGACCCCTCTACAACAACCTGATTTCCCATGTAACCATGAGCTGAACACTGATAGTAAAGAAGAGAGGGAGTTGATGAAGTAACTGCAATTTGCGTGTACGCACCAGAAGAACCCGGAGTTCCATTTGTTGTTACACTCGTGGAATACGCGGTAACCTTAGCGGCATCCAAGTAAAAACGAAATGGATGGGTTGAGTTACTTGAATCTGACTGGTCAAATCTATAGGTCTTTCCAGCCATTAACTTTAAGTACGGAGCCTCTGAGCCATTAAGAGTATACCCATAATTTGACCCTGTACCGCTATACCTATGGCCTGTAGTTTTCGTTATAACTTTAACTGTGATTTCAGTTTGCCCATTAACATGTTTTTCGGCAAAAGTCGTTGCGGTTACATTTTCTAAATCATCAGCTATTGCGGATATAAATACAGAGGCAGAGCCAGAAAGGGTTATTGCATTGTCTGAGTTCGAGCTTTCTGAAATTACCCTCGTAAGTGTCGTTCCAGAATGCGTATAAACTCCGTACCCAATCTCCCAGTTGTTTCCATCTTCTATAACATAGCGTACAGTTTCTCCATTCGAGACCCCAGCGTCTGCAAAGGTCTGAAAACCAGCAACTGCACTTCCTAATGTAATTGTTCCAGTGCCAGTTGTTGATGTGGAAACCTTAGCCCTATTGGCTAATTTGACCATAGTTTAACCCTTATGCTGGATCAGGTATACCGATTTTAAAAGATGCCAGTGAGAATGTGTTCCCAGAAGTAACAGCTTGCGATGATGATAAGCTCCCAGTGCCTAAAAGCCTCGAATTGCCTGAATCAACAATAGCGTAATGAGTTGCTGTCCCAGTACCCGACACAGTTCCGTCAGTAATTGCACTTACGGTCACCTCTCTTCCACCACCAGATCGATCAGCGGGTGCGCCGATACTAATTGATGTTTTGTTTCCAAGAGTATATGTGGACGTTGCCGCCGCATACGTTGTTGCTTCTTGAGACGTAATGTCTATACGGTTTGCTTCTGTATCAAACTTAGCAAGAGCCGCGTCAAGAACGTAGTCTGAAATTGATGCCATTTATCTTCTCCTAAATTAGCTTTCTGTTTTTTGGTAAAAACTATCTATTGATAGCCTTGTCGATTGCTCGTTATTAATCGCTTGAACAGCGGCTACATACAAAGCCATGTATTTCTGCACCATTGGTTCATTTCGATTAAAGCTCCCCGCTTCGACCAAGCACCCATACAACAATGCATCGTATGCATTTTCGGTTAACCAGTTGGTCGTATTAGAGGAACTTAATCCAGCTAACCTGTACTTGTATGAAATCTCCACGTTTAAAGCCGAGCTGGGAGTTGGGGCTAAATATAAGGTAGTATCGTCAAAATAATTAAAATATTTTGGAGTTCCAGTCGCTGATCTATCAGGCCAAAATTCCGCTATAAATTCATCTGTCTTTAATAAAAGAACGGTGTTATTTGCCGTGGGACCAGACCCTGAATTCATTAAGCTTAAACTTTCAAGAATTACAAGATCGGTAGGCATAGTTACAAAAGGGTTGCCAGAAGTTAATGGAGCTGTCGCTCTTCTTCTAAAGCCCGGAGTTTTTATATCCCGACTCATTTTTATTTCTGTTAAATCAATGAATGTATCGATAGCAGTACTAAACTCAGTACCATCATCCTCCATGTATTGTTTTATATTAGAAACTAGATTGGCATATGTTGTCATGATCTGGTTCCAGCCGTATGGGGATATTTATTGTCAAAGGTTGCGTTGTTTGTTGCTGTTTCAGAGACATCTGGTCGAGGATGTCGCAGAGCCTCCGCATCAATTATTTTTGCTCTACCAAGTTGAAGTTGAGGATGGTCTTTGTCTAAACAACTAGGACAGACCCTCAAGCCATTTGGCTTCCTGTTATAAATCTCTGGTTTAAGCTGAGAATATTTATACTTCTGACCACATCGATCACAAATTGCTTTAGAGTGTTTACCGCTTGAATACCTCATAGAGCTGGCACAATCGTAAAGTCGCTACGATCCCTATCTTCAGCCGCCGCTAATGCGAACTCTTCGTCGTATAATTGTTTTAGGAGCTGAACTCTTGGTAAACTTTCTGGATTTTTTAAAGCTACTTGATAACTCAGAGCCGCAACGATTGTGGGAAGAAAACGGGTAGGGGCATCGTATTGAGTAGCTCCACCATTTGCAGAATCTTCAATTCTTCTAATACGATAATAAACTAAAGTATAATTCCCACTATCGGGGACAGGCCAAAGAGTTACTTTAGGAGCATCCCTTAATCTCTCAACGTAAATTTTAGTGGGTCGTCCTGTAGAATTTTTAGCAGAGAGAGAAGCATACTCCCCAACCGACATTCTGGTTATTGCCAAATCAGATTGGTTTGTGCCAGTTCCTTGTCTAATTGTATGATCAAGAATGGAGACTGTATCTGAGGGAAGAGTATATGTTGACGTTCCAGAAGTTAATGAAACCGTAGCATTATCGATTGTCCATAGGTTTACGCCTTTATTGGCAAACTCCTGACCAATCAAATTTAAGCTTCTCCTTGCGGTCTTGTAATCTTGACCAGTATACGCACGTTGAAGGCCAGCTCTCTCAAAGGCTTCTTCAATTATATCCTCAATATTTAAATTGAATGCTGTTGTTCCCGAAGTTGCCATTCATAATCCTTAGTAAATATCCAATAAGGCGAAGACCTAAAGGATAGCATTTCCTTTTTGTCGGCGTGTCTTTGGAGTATTTTATCACGCTTGCCTTCTGCCATTTTATGTTTTTTGTGTCCTAAATATCCCTTGCGAACCCGTCTCCAGCTCAATCGTTTTCTTCCTTTTGACCCGACATAACTTTGCCAGTATCCATATCGATATAAACATCTCCAATAAGTTCGATGTCTTCGTCATCGTACTCAGGGGGAAGGTTTTTTTTCTTATTAGGAATAACTTGTTTTGGTTTTCTTAACCGCAACATTGCTCTTGCGATTGGGTTAATTCTTTTAAGCATAGAGTGACGCAAAATATATCATTCCTACTATTGATCCTAAAAAAATTGCAATGCCAGCAAGAATTGAAAGCACTTGAATAATTTTGTTTCTGCGGGCCATAGCCGCATACTTACTAGCTCGATGAGCTTCGGCTGACTTTTTTCGCATTGAAACGAACTCATCATAAGCCTTCATACCGCGGGCCGAAATAATCACGTCTCTTAAATCTCTCTCAAAATCCTCCGCTTTTTTCTTCAAAATAAAGTCATTTAGCGGGTCAGATTTGCTTTTATTTGCCGCCTTTGTGCCGTCTATAAATTCAAAAAGGTTATTAATATCCTTGGACATCGAACTGAGGTCTTTCCCAATCGATATCCCCTTTTTGATAGCCCCGAATGCTAAAAGCGCACCGCTTAATGGGTCCAAATTTTTTGCCTCCCGTTGTACTTACCTAATTAAATTTATTGTCCAATCTGCAATAAATCCAAGTAGACCGCCTACTGCCAGTATAACAATAAAAGCACCCTTCCACCGATTTGATGTTGCTCTCAGCTCAGTAACGTCAGCCTTCATTTCATCTACATCTTTGTGAAGATGCTCTAGCCTCTCTTCTAATCGAGCTAGTGTGACTGCCATATCTTCCATATCGTCAGCCATGAAATGTTGTTAACGAAGAAATATTAGTTAGAGTTGCATGAACATCCGTAGCGAAACGCATTCCGTCTTCTGGTATTGTCATGCTATCAACTCCCTCACCAGTCGTTGCGGCTGGAGTTGTTAAAGTTAAAATTGTCTCACCGCCAGACCCACCATCTTTTAAAACAATAGACCCCGCACTATTTCCAAGAACGTAATATAGCTTCTTAACCCTTGCTGGGTTACCAACAGCCGTTCCTGTCGATGTAATTGTGGTAGCTTTTATTGAAGCCATGAACGAATCCCCTTATTGAATAAAAATAAAAGGGCGACCTAAGCCGCCCTAATATATCGTCGTAATGTTCAGAAATTAAGCACCCGGAGACGCATAATATCCTAGCGGATCGGAATAACCGAATGAGTAACGCTCTCTACCTTTGTATCTTACGTTTCCAGTTTCGAAGTCACCTTCCATGTCCGTCTTCATAGCAACTCTTGTGAAGTGCTTGAACGAGTTTGGAATGTCGGTTTTTAAGAACCATGCGTCAGTATCGGTGAGGAAGTTATTCACCATATACCCGCCCGGAACCGCTCCAGTAGATGCCAAGGCATTTACGTCGTTTTTGGCAAATGTGCCATCACCAGTTCCGCCAGCGATTGTTGACAATGTTGACTTCATAATTCTTTCTGCTTCAAATTGAAGGTCAGAAGGAATAATCAGCTTCATTGGTCTAGCCGCTATTTTTAGTCCTCTTTCATCTGTCCACTTGCCAATCGCAATGATTGCCGCTTCTAGAGAGGTTTCGTTGAGGTCCACTGCGGACCCCGGCTCGTTTCCGTTGGAACCACCATTTACCAATGGGTGTGCAGTATGGAAAAGGTTAACACCGTCTCCTCCTACTTGACCTGTAAAGCCTTCGTTAAATAAAGCCGCGCCTTTGACTTCCTTAGTATTTTGGAAGGCTCTTGCGAGAGCTTTTGTATAACGAGCGGACAATGAATCATAGAGGTTATCCTCTACTGCTTCAGTTGTTAAGCTGAAACCCATTGCCACGACTTCGTGGGTGTACCTACTGGTGTAAGCTTCTTGTGCGTCATCGTATGTGATCGCCGCACCTTCTTGCTTAGTGGGAGCAGTCCCAAAACCAGAGAGTTTTACTTCTTCTTCGAATGATCGATCAGAAGACTCAATCTCATAACAAGCTCTCCACTGTTCTGGATACCGCTTGTACTCCAATCCAAAAAGGCCATTCAGCCCCGGAAGGAGTTCTTTCATGAGTTGTGAACGTGAAATTGCCATGTTCTAAACCCCCTATGTTATAGCCGCTGCCATCAGGGCATGTTCGGCTTGGTTCATCATCACAACTATATCTGTGTATGTATCACCAATCGCAGAACCCGGACGGTCAACGAAATCGACTATACGCCAGCATTTGCCTGTAATCGCGGCAGTGCTTTGGTCAGCCTGTAATCCAGAATTACCAGTAGTGGCACTTCCAGCTTGAGTTTGCACCAAGTCAATAGTTTGACCTAGTAGCGTTTGTGCAATTGCACCATCCGCTTGAACCTCATAAAGAGTCATCGGATTTATGGTTACCACAGCCTTAATATCCGTAGCCGCTATTGAGCCGGGATAGTGCTGTGAAAAAGTTAATTGTCCTGTTGACGGGTCTGTGTAACTACAGCCCATAAACACTCCAATTGGGTTGACCTCATTGGCGGCGGCTTCTCTAACCAGATATCCGTCATCCGTTGAGTTTGTAACGTCAGCAAAGCCTACGACATCCCCGTTGAAGATAGCAGTCGCATATCCACTCTTAATTAGTATAGTTTGAGTAGAACCAGCAAAAGGCATACCTCCAAGGAGAGCGATAGGTTTTAGCCCACGCGGTGCTGAAACGGTTGCCATTTCAAACCTCCTTCAAGATTAAAGTTAATTTTAACCCGATCCGAAAGTCGATCTTGATTGCCTTTGTGGGGCATTAATCGGCATTCGGGGGTCTGATTCCCGCATAAGGTTATTATCAACGGATTCCATTGCACCCCTAGATTGGGCGAGATAATGGTCTTGGCGTTGTTTAGCCATATGTTCGGGCATCTTACATAGAAGCAAACCACCGACTTCCATCTTACCTTCAAATTTCTTATTCGGTTCGATTAGAAGGTGCTGTAATTCTGGTACTTCTTCGACTGGAACTGGAGTCCAACCCTCACGAATTTTTTTAGAGTAATTCATGGGGTCATCTTGTCCCATAGACGAAACTCTGACCCATTTAAATCTGATCCCTTCTTTGGGATCAGGATCAGGCAGAATATTAGCTGGTGACCATGTTTGTTGGCGTTCTTCACTTTCACGCTTCTGAGTAACAGTGGAACGAATTGCTTTCTTAGGTTCGGTCATTTTTTACCTCAACTATTAAGAGCGATAAACTGCTTGGCATATTCCTCGATAGGAACTCCAAGTCGTTTAGCGACAGCCACTTGTGATGGCGTTAAACGGACTTTGCGTGATTTGCTTGCTTGATTACCCGCTGGGGTAACAACTGAATTCACGTTCTTTTCTCTGGGCTGTTCCGTCGTTACAGTTCCAGAAAATTTCTGAGGAAACTCCTGTTGCATTCTGGCATCTAAAGCCGAATAGTATTCTGGAGAGTCACCCTTTACACCGCTTCGCATCAATTCATCGTGAATTGTATAAGCCGCGTTAGTCATGATCATATCTTTATTAAACCATGAATTCCTACTTGCCCATTCCACCGCCTTTGAATTAGGCGGAGGAGCAAGGTCTATTTGAGATTGGTTCTGAATACTTTCAGCCGCTCTCTTAACTTGAGCCGCTTGCTGTCGTCCTGTTGAAGCTTGAATCATAGCTTCTTGAGCCGAAACAATGGCATCTGCGTCACCCTCTTCATAAGCCTTTTTATAGGCGGCCTTAGCGGCCTCGGCTTGGGAATTAAGGCGACCTTCCATCTCAGTTGAGCCTAACTGCCCAAATTGGGAAGCTTGCTCTCTAAGACGTTTATTCTCTTCCATAACCTTATTAGCGACATTGTAATATTCATCACGCTGACGCTCTGCTTCACGCTGTTTATGGGTTAGGTCATCTATCCTCTTCTGAAATTTAGTTGAACGGGGCTTTTTCTCTTCTCCTTCAGCCTCAACTGGAGTTTCCTCAAGTTGCTCAACCTCGGTATCTTCGGCTTTATTCTCCTGTACGGGAGCATCGTCGGCTTCAGATTCTTCAGTAAGATCAACCTCTATTTCTTCCTCTTTGACTTCTTCATCTATCATGCTGTAGCCCTCGATACTTTGGTTGGATCAGAGATCACAGCCATAACGCTGTCATCATTAATTATGCGGAGTTCTGCCCCCTCATATTCAAACCTATGCCCAGTATACTTAGACAAGAGAACCCAATCTCCTTCTACGCACCAAGGGCCATCACTAAACCTTGGGTCAGTGTCTGGATAGGCATCTTTTCCAATCGTGACTACTTTACAGACGATACTTGCGATATCTTCTGCTTTCTTAATGTCAGTGGGGAGAAATAATCCACCCGCTGTTGTTTCGTTTACCTTCGGATGCACCACTAAAATGTGATATCCCGTAGGTATTGGGAGATTGTCAGGTAAGTCAATCTCTGCGGTAGAATATACCGATCCGCTCATGTTCTTCTCCTATAAGCAACTGTTTGGGTAGCTGGCCCCCGCGACGAACTAATCTTCGTCTGGCTGTTTTGAAAGGGTAAGAAGTTCCCTTTCTGCGACGGCAAGACCTTCAATTTGTCCTACCATTCGTTGGTACTGATCAAAACTTTCAGCTTGCCCTAAAGCAACTCTGTCAGTCAGTTCATTCATTATGCGCCTAATTTCACCTCTCAGTGTTTCAGCGAAAGTCATAGCTTCTGGTGTTATCAATTTTTACTCTTACTTTTTTCCAAATCTACTTGCATTTTCTTTTCAGCTATAATCTTTTGCTGAAGCATTCTCTTTTCCTCAAGATCATTTCGCATCTTGGTCTTTTGAATGTCAGTTCGAGCCTCAAGTTCTGCTTCTGCTTTGTCTTGTGCAATCTGAGCTTGCTTAACTTGAAGTTCTGCTTGCTGTTGTTGAATAACAGGGTCTTGAGCCGCCGCCATCTGTTGTTCAAGAACGGCTCTTTGCTGTGCTTTCCCAGTAATTTGAGCCGCCGCTTGTGCCGCCGCTCTGGATATCTGAGCTTCCATTTCTGGAGGCATTCCCTTTTTATCTTTATCTTCTAATGGTGGTAACGGTGTTCCCATCATTTGTTCAGCTTCATTTCGATACTTATGTGCCATATGTTCTGAAATGTGAGCTGATACAGCTCCTTGGATCATTTTTGCCATAGGGTTTTGAGCCATGTCTGGACTTTGCATTAAACTCATATGAGCGGATATATGGCTTTCATGGTCTTGATATGCGTGTACTTTTACTGGTCCACTCGCCATCATTCTTGCATTTTCCGTAACGGGGTCATAGGCGGGTATTTCTGTTTTATCTGGAATAATTTTATCAACGTCATCTACTCCAGCCGTCTCTAAAAAGCGTTTGTGAAGCTCTCTCATGTCATAAAGTTGAGGTGCTTGTTGCGATGTTTGCATTGCCGCTTGCTGTTGCATCATTCTTTGAGCAAAACTTGTGGCATTAGGGTCACTCACAGGAATTATATCTATTTTCCCATCAAAATCAGAGGCTGGGTTGCCATCTGAATCATAGGGATATTGATCTGTAGATACAGATATAAGATCAGATAATAACGCCAATTCTCGTTTTAGAGCCGAATGCAACCTTGCGTGTATTGCAGACATCACCTTCATTGAACGCTCAATAAGAGCTAGAGTTGTTCCTACTGGAGCTTCTTGATTACCTTCTCCAATATTAAGGTCAGCAATCGATGCAAATCTTCTACCTTCTTCAACAAGAACGCCAAGCAACTGAGCAAGAGTTGCAGAAGGGTCTTTAAAGGGAAGAGGCATAATGTTATCGCGGATAGCACCAGAGGGAAGATCAATATCTCGAAACTCCCCCGGAGCAATCGGCGTGTCGTCCCCTTTGATCCGTAGGCCTCTGGCTTTGAATCCCGCAGGTAAATTAGCAAGTGTCCCAGCATCGATTAATTGCCTCAATATTGATGTTGATGATTTAGCTATTGATCCAATTAAATGAATTAAACCAAAGCCATAAAACCCTAATCCGGGTTGAAATTTATAATGAACAAAGTGCTGTGAAGCCCTCTTTAGTGGGTCGTCCTGTGTATAATTCCTCCGAATTGAAAGGACGGTATTAGAGTCTTTGTCGATGGTGATGACGTAAGGGAGGGCAATCCCTGTTTCTTCTCCACTTTCGTCGATGTCTGGGAATCCGTCGAGTTCAAGCTCAACGTGCATTTCAAGGATGGTTCTGAGATCGGATTCGTTGATCTCGGCAATCCCGTTGAGTTCGTTGTATTTTGTTTGGACACTTTCTCTACCTCCAGCAGATTCAGTTAAGTCAATATCACGATAGAAGCCCGATACTTGCAGTTTTCTTACAAAGTTATAAGACTTCTTCATAACATGGGTATGTCTTGGAGATGTTACTAGGTCTGTCGTGGCGTAACTAGCAACAAAATCTTCGGCTGGGACAAAAACACTTGCGGGCCTTTGAAGTGAAGGGTCATAATATACTTTTCTAAATGCAGAACCAGCCAATGATAAGTGGAATAATAGCTGTTCTGTCTCAGATCGGTACTCTGGCATCTCCTCTACAAGAAGATAATTCATATAATCTTGAACCCGTTGGGCCTGACTTACTTTCTCATCAGATGAGGTTCCGACAGTCTTTGTCTTAACAGGGCCACCAGAGGGGAATATTTCCATCATTGACTGAGACACAAACCTAATCGTTGCCTCAGATAAAATAGGGTGTGTTACACCACATGCCCCTTCAAATGGGATTGTTCTTTCTTCTCCTGAGATGCCGAGTAGCTCTAAGCCATCAATATATGTCGTCTCCCATTCAGACCTTGACGCTTTATCGTCCTCATAAAGACCCATTAGGTCAGAACTTAGCAAATCGAGGTCTTCTTCATCCATAAATTCAGCCAAATTATCGCTAAAGCCGTCAGATAATGATTTTTGCCCGTCGCTAAAATCTACCTCCACACTTCCATCGTCTGCCTCAATAACATTTGACCCGTCAATAGTTACGACGTTAGGAGCATTTACTGTCACGTTCATTGCTTCTACGGAGTCGTCACCGTCAACTATCTGTTGTTCAAGAGACTTTTCGACTGCCATTAATACATCTTCTTGACTTTACCGCCGTAAGACATCTTTTTTGCCTTCTTTTTTGGCTTTTTCGCTGTTTTTGCCGCATCGATAAAGTTTTTAGCCTTTGGCGCACCCTTTGCTCCGGGTTTTTTCATCTTTTCACCAGAACCCGCCTTAATTCTTTTACGCTTTTTATGGATATTTTCATATAAACTCATTTTAACACTTCCATGCTCTAAGGGATTTATTAATACGGCTGTTAGGATCGTTTGCCGTCTTTTTTGAGGTTAGTTTCTTCTTCATTCCACTCATTCTGGCACAAAAACTTGCTTTTCTGCCTTTATCCTTCTTTGTTTTAGGCTTTGGAGCTGGTGGCTTGAGGTTCATACCCTGTCTTTTTGCCGAAGCTCTACCTTTAGCGTTCAAACCTCCCTTGGGGTTCTTTCCAGCTTTTCTTTGCCATGCGGGAGATTTTGCCATTTATCACCTAGTAATAAGAACGTGATTTTTTATACCAATGTGGCTCATCTTCCTCCCAATCACTTGGGAGCCTTAAAAATCCACCCTGTCGAAATCGCATTAAAGCGAGTGTTGTGCAGTCAACGAGGTCATCATGTTGCCCGTTTGGAAACGAAGCGCATTGTTCTATGACTTGTTCCGCCCAACGCGTCGGAGGATGCCAGACCAAACCCGACGAAAAGATATCCGAGACAGCATTGACCCTAGAGAGTTTATCTTGTCCACGAGAAGGGGTGTAATCCACCACGGGAATACCAATGCTTCTAAGCTCTTGAATAAGAGGAAGACCCGCTGCTTTAGCCTCGATAAGAAAGGCGTCGGGTTCATACTGCGAATAAAGTTCGTAAGTCCTTCTTTTAAGGTCTGGAAACTCCAATTTTTCATTGACGGAATCCAAGAGAATAATTTGCGGAACATTGTCACCAGCCTCATTTGGGTGATTAAAAACACCCCATGTTGTTATTGCACTATAATCTGACCTTGCGTTTGTAGTGTGAGCCGTGTCTATTGATTGAATTATGAAATTACATTCGGGGGGCTTAATATTTCCCCACTCTTTCCAGTACTCTCTTTTAATTAATGCGCCTTCTTCGGCTGTCGGTGTTTGCTGATATTGAGCAAGCCATTTCCCCAGTGGGAGTTCCGCTTTTAACGCATCAAGTTCTTTTTTAGGCCAAAACTCAGGCCATAGAGGCTCTCCGTTTTCATAAATTGCTGGAAGTTCAATAACTTCCCATTTATCAGAGCCTTCTCTTTCAGTATTTGTTCTTGTTATTTGAGCCGTTAGGTCCAGTTGGTTCCAACGGGTCATAACAATTATTATCGCCCCTCCGGGCTGTAAACGCTGGCGTGGGCCTGAGCTATACCATTCGTAGACACTGTCAAAGTACTCAGGTGTTGGGTTGATACCCGCCGCTTCTGAGTGGGGGTCATCAATGATGAGCAAATCAGCACCACGGCCAGTCATAGCACCGCCCACGCCAATGGCGAAGTACTCTCCTCCACCATTCGTGTCCCATCGTCCGGCGGCTTTTGAGTCAGCCCTCAACGTAACTTCAGGGAACACATCTTTAAAAGTATCTGAATCAATTAGGTTTCTTACTTTTCGTCCAAACCTTTGACTAAATTCTGTTGTGTGTGTGGCGGCAATAACCTTTCTGGATGGGTCTTGCCCTAAAAGCCATGCTGGTAAAAGCCAGCTCGTTAATTCTGATTTTCCGTGTCTGGGAGCGATATTAATGATTAGTCGCTTGAGTTTACCTTGAGCAACTTGTTCAAATTTTTCCGCCATAATTCTATGGTGCGGGCCTTCCATGAAAATAGGCCAGTTATGCCTTACAAAAGCGAGAAAGTTTGTCTTTGCTTTGTCAATAGACTTTGCTTTGTTGTAGTTGAGTAAAGCCTTTGAGATTGCCGCTTTGTGTTCTTCTGGGAGGCGGTCTAAGTTGGTTAAAACCTGATCAATGCTGGTCACTTTAGCCCTAAAACACTTGTTCTATACTACATATATACATTGTTTGACGGTTCTCTGTGTATAAAAGTGACAAAATTACCTCAACTCGTATCTTCTAGACGTTTAATCAATCTTTTTAGGTAATATTCAGCTTTTTTAAGGTCTTCGACTGGATTTTTCTTAAAGGGCCACCGCCAGATGTATTTAAAGATTGTTGACCAGCAATAATACATATGACCAGTCATTTTAACCATTGGTGGACGGCCCTGATCCATCATGGCCTCCATTGCATCGATGCACTCAATTCTTGAAGAGGCGTAATGATCTGGAGAGTTAACCATGTCCTCCTCTACCAGCTTATGATATTCATTTGGATATTCAAAAGCATCTTCTGGTTTTTGACCTACGCCCCAAGCTGGTGTTGCCATTCCTTTCATTTCTTTCTTCCCCTCATCCAGAGCCATTGTCCACGCATTATTCTTTCCGTTACTTTGAAATCTATCTACCGCCATTTCTATAAGACTCCTCCTCATCAAACCGCCCATGTCCATCTATCCAGTGTGTCATCCTCAACAGGGCCGTGAGCCGTGGCTCTTCTGGCTGGTTTGGGGCGCAAATTATCCAATATATTCTCATTCCGGCCCATCTGAAGTCGCTCGTTATGTCGGGCGATCTTTTCGTCTTGGATCGAGATTTCTTCTTCTGTTGCTTCGGGGCGGTGTCCATAACAAAACCATGTTTTCCCAGCGTCATAAGTGAGTGAAGGCCAAATCGTATCCCCACAGCGTCCACATATCTTTTCTAGAATATGACTTGCTTTAGGCTTCTCTGCCTTGTTTTTCTTCTTCTCTAATTCTCTGAGATATTGCTCTTCTAATAATTTCCGCCTTTGAGACATATTTTCCTTTCTCCCGTGTTAAACTATGCGATAACTTACCAAGTCTATCTAAGTCCTCTTCCTCAACTCTTATGTTGTACGTCTGCTTCATTGGTCTTTTGTTTGTCTAATTGGGTTGTGGCAAAACTAGGCAGTTGCTCATCCTCAGTATATTCCCACATGAAAATTGGAGTTCCTTCGCCCAAATAAGCTTGGAAGACATTAAACTCGCAGTACTCAAGAGCTTCTTGGTCCGTCATACCATCTCGCTTTACAAGAACGTCAACGCACTTCTCTGCGGAATAGATAATAACATCCTCTTTCCCGTGGACATTACCTCTTCCAACAATCGCATCATCAAAACCATCTGCTTTCAGCATAATTCTAAACTCTCCTTAATTGACATGTTCCAGCAATCAGCTTGGAAGGTGAAGTTGTTCGATCTGTCCTTTTCTCCTCGCTGGTGAAAACTCGCCTTTTTGTAAAAGACTGGAGAGGGGACAACTCCCGTAATCCAAGCCTTTGTTGAGTCATCAAGAACGCGGACAAAGATATAGAGGTCGCAATCCTGATGAGCGGAAAATCGAGCAATTGAATTTGCGTAGTCTTCTTTAGGAGCAACCGTTGTTTTCTTCGTTTTAATCTCACAGCGAACCTCTCCGCCGTTCATATCCATTGCACCGTTAATAATATTGCAGAAAGGGTTTCTCCTCATCTTCCCACTGGTGAGGACCATGTCGTAGTCTTTGTTCTGCTTCAGCTCACCGCCGAAGTAATCAGAAACAATGATTTCGCCAGCACAACCAAAGATCGTGCTTTTCCCTTTCGTAAATGATTTGTGGATTTGATCAGGCATTGTTTCTCGCAAGGCATAACTCCTCACTACCTGATCTTCAGTAATGTCTATTTCTACACCGTTTAGTGGTGGGTCTCGTCTTGCTGTTGACATCGTAACGCGGCCTCACATCCCATTAAGAATATCAGGAACAGGACATCTTCAGGATCAGGGGACTGAGCCTCAAGGTAACTATGACATTCCTTAAACCAAGGCATGAGGATTTCTGGGTCATAATTAAAGTTGTCGTGTTCATCGATATATACTGCTCTTTGTTTTATTTTTATGTCCTCCGATAAAAATGGGGTGGTGAGAGAGAAAGGAGTAAAAGCACCACCCCAAAGTCAGCTACCCTTCTGAAAGGGGTGATATGACTACCATTTGGGGGAGGACCAAACAGTTACACATCTGGAGACAGCATACAGCATATTTAGAGATAAGCAAGTCAGTAACTGAAATTTTTTTGGTATAATTTTTTTGGCCCTTTTTGAGAAATTTGCCGGGTGTATGGGAGAAACTCAATGTATAAGAAATAAGAACGCACATAACTTTAGGGGGGGGTGACCTGATGATAAGTTGAAGCAGCTCCTAGAATAAGTCCCCCCTTGTTTTTATGATCGACAGAACCTTTGCAACCCTGACCCATTTGACCAGTCACAGATCAGGTCTCTGTATTCAGGAGACCAGTCTACTTAAATTTCAGTAGGTTAGTAACAGTTGGGTCAGCCAGTGCATCAGAGACCGCTTGCTCCAGTGCAGATTTCGAACTGTCAACGTTGATCTGCTTGGTCTCAACCTTGGATGCACCGAAGGCATCAACGCCGTCGAGCTTCCCGATCAGCTCCCATGCTCGTATTCTCGCACCGTCTTGACCGCATCCTTCCGCCTCAAGTAAAAGGCCGTTCAAAACCTTGTCTCTCAAGGCCTGACCTGACAAGCGATTTTTACTACT